AGATCAAGATCATTTTTATCTCGACCATCGATATCCAACACTTGAGCAAAGTGTCCACCACCTGATATCTCGGTCGTGCCGTCATCGGGTGATTTCTGAACAAATTTGTCTTCTGGTTGTGTATCTTTTACTCTTTCGAACTTAAATCCGAATAGCTCTGCCATAATGTACTCCTACTTGTTTTACTTATTACTATTTAGTAGGTTGCTTAAAAGTTAACGCCACTTGCTTCAAAGTGTTGATATCTCCAAGTCACCTCAAATTCTTCAATTGCGTTCACCGTTTCGTAAGACAATTCAATGTCTGCCAAAGTTAGTGGGTACGCATTTCTGAATATATACGATTTCAATGTTGTTCCGTCTCTGTCTAATTGTTCAACTGTTAAATCAGATTGATAATCAGCAGAAGAAATAACACCTGTGTTATCTGCAAGATCATTAATACCGTTCATCCAACGTTCCATTGCTGTACGAATATTAAAATCTGTATCGTTCATAAATGTTGCATTCCATGTTTCGAACTCTCTGTCGCCTGCGACATAGATTTTTCTACCTCTGAAAGGTACTTCTATTTCACCAAGTGTTTGACCTGGTAACTTAGAAGCCTTACAAAGAAATGAAGAGTTTGCTACGTTAAGTCCTGTAACAATACCAATTGGTGGTACGATAGTTACCCTAAACTGATTGGGTCTTGCTCCGCCACCTTTTAGTTGTGCTTTAAAGTCATCTATACTAGCCATCTTACACGCCTCCTACTTCACTAAACGCTACACCTGATCTAGTTGCAACAAAGTTTAGTGTTATGAAGTTAATAGAACGATTTGGTTTAACATAAATGTCTGAAACAAATTCGTTTCTGTTAATTACTTCACCTGTATTGTTTGTTCCATCAGCAACAACTTGGAAAGCCTCAATTCCTCTTCGACCTTGAATGTCTCTTAGGAATGGTTCTACTAAGTTTTTAAACTGAGCTCTTGTGAATGCATCGTTAACTTCAAATAATTGAAATTTAGAAGCAGTTGCAATTGCTTTTTCTAGAACTATAAACAGTCTTCTTACGTTTATTCTATCAAATGCTGACGTAGTTGTCAAGGCAGTTTTATCACCAAATAAAGTTGGACCTTGGCCAGGGAAATTAACAACAGGGTTAACTCTTGCTGAATAAAGATCGTCTCTTTGAGATTGGTTAGGATTGAAAGAAAGTTTAATTGCACCTCTTAACACACCTCTGTTAAATCCAGCGGGTGAGAAGAATACTTCTGCAACTGAGTCTGTTCTAGCACACAATCCAGCGATATCACCGTTAAGTGGTACATATCTATAAACGTCATTATATCTGTCGTACATGTATTTGTATCCACTATCAAGAACTGCGTATGAAGAACTTGGTAAAGTGTTTGCGGCATTTACAACATTTGTTTTCATAGTCGAACCTTCTGCTACTCCTACTGTCGCTGCTCTATGAGGCGATATAAAACACATTGCATCTTTTCTTGCTTCTGCAAGAGCGATCAACATTGTTCCATGCGTATCATAGTTTGCTTGAGTATCAGCTGCGATTGAAGATGATCCACCAATGATTAAGTTAACATCATTTGCTTCTGCATCGTCATATCTGTTATAAGCAGTTGAAATTTCAGCATTAGTTAATGAATAGTCATCTGTTCCACCTGTTAGTGAATCAACTACTGGTGCATCTACAGCTGTAAATGCTGTACCTGAACTAATATCTGTTCCCCAATTTGAACCACCACTTGTATGGTCTGACCAATAAATCATAGTTGATTGTGCAAAGAAAACATCGGGGTAAAAGTTTGAATTACCTTGTGGTGTTTTTGCGTTAGGATGTTTAGATACTGCTGGGTATGTTTCTATAACACCTCTTGTTCTTTGTCCAGCTGCGTCTGTATCNAANCCAGTGATTGCACCAGTTGTGTCATAAACGACAANNTGCATTTCATCAGCTGTTCCTTTTGAGTTTTGAGTAGACCATGGTGATGTTCCTGGCGCTCTATCGAAAAGATCATGGAATCTCCATTTTCTTTTGATGTATGAGTTATCAGGTATAATGTTTTGTACACCTGCACCGTTTGGATCGTCTTTTAGTCTTACTGTTAAATTATCTGAAGATATTGCAGTTACTTCGTATTCGTTTCCTGTCTCACCAGAAACTGGTGTTGTTCCAGCACTATCTGAAAAGAAAGAAATAAAATCTCCAACGTTAATTACGTTGTTTGATAAGTCAGCATCGTCAACTGCTATTGTTGTAGCACCAGCTGCGTCTTCGCCAACTGTTAAGTTACCTGAAGATAATACTTGTTCGTATGCTGTTGCTGTAGCACAAATTGCAACTCCTATTGAGTTACCCCATGTACCTGCTGATCTAGCAGCCCATTCGCCATGCGAACCTTGTCCGTCTGCGAAAGATTGTGAATAGTGATTGTCGTCTCTGATTAATATACCACTGTTTGCACCTGCATTTAAGATACCAGATTCTGCTCTAACTACTCTTAGTGAGTTTCCGTATTGCAAAAAGTTTGCAGCACAGAACCAGTTTTCGTAGTTTGATGCATTTGGTTTTCCAAATAATCTTACTAAGTCTTGCTCAGTAGATATCGTTTGTATGCTGGAAACAGGGCCTTTTTCGAATGCACCTGCAATAGCACCAATAGATGTTGCAACTGCTGGAACGACATTCGTTAAATCGGTTTCATTTACCTGTACGCCAGGTGAAACTAAAAATGGCATCGTTGTTCTCCTTGTTAATTAGTCTTGCTAATATTATTCGAATAATATTTGTTTTATACATGTATTTATAGAAAAGTAATTTTCTACATGCTGTTTTTATATGCTCTAGTATATATAAATATTGAATATGCAAACACATTATCAAAAATATAAAGAAACTATCAAAAAAGTAGCTCGTAGGAACTATTCTAAGAGAGTTTCCTGGGTTAATAAACACTTAGACACATCCTCTTGTATGCAATGTGGTGAAAGTGAAACTATTTGTCTTAAATTTCATCCTCATGATGCTGAGATCAGAAAGAAATCTAAAATAACTGGTATCAATACAGACGCTAGAGACGAGATTGTAAAATTGATTGAAAACTCTAAAATACTTTGTCATAATTGTTGGATCAAGTTAGATAATGATTTAATCGAACTTCTATAACCTTTCATATACAAACTCTGCTATCATTTCTTGTCCTTTTGCGTTTGGATGAGCATCTTCTTTTGATACTTGAGTATTTTCGCTTAAAACTTTTTGTTTAAAATTATAACCACCTAGATTTGGATCAGTAGGCCAACCTAAAAAATTATCATCTATTTTATCAAAATAAGAACTATTCATTATGTATTCTAACAACTCTATTCTGTCTTCTACTTTAAGGTCATGAATACCAGTTTTAGAATCATAAGTGTAACCACGAAACAAATGTAACATTTGAAATTGTTTAAAAGGAATTTTTTTACTCTTACACACCTCTTGAAGACTATAATAATATCTTAAACTTTTATTTAGACAAGCATATATATCGTTGTCGACAACTTCACCCTTTTTTGATTTATTATAATGCATAGGTTTATTTAGCCATACTTCACTTTTACACCAATCACTTCTTTGACTTTGTGTCCAACCTGCAATTACTAATCCTATATTATCTCTTTTAACAATTTCATCCAATAAAGTAGAATAGATATATTCATTACCAGAACCAGACAGACCAAGATTGATACATTCCATATCTAATTTTTTTGCTAGTACTTCTGGCCACATTGGCCAGTTAGTATCCATGTCGGGGTGAAAAAGACTTTTAAAGTTTTTTTCAGTAAAACTACATCCACTAGTTAATAATATCTTTTTCATATTGTTATACTATACAGATATTTTATCTGATTGTCAAGGTCTTTTTTACCAATCTGTTTCATAGTCTCTAATCTTCACTGGTGACCATTTAGTACCATACTCATCTACATCATTTGGGTCATTTATTCCGTCATCGATAAATCCGAAAGGTGCCATTTCATTGTCTATTTGTTTTTGTTGTTCTTTCATCATGTTTGCTCTAATATTAACATCGGTCAATTCTTTAAAATACTTTTGATCCATTGCCCACGACATTAATACTATACACATAACCAAGTCATCATTAGACCCGACTTCTGCTTCAAAATGATTTCCTTTAATTATAAATGTTGATAATTCATTAATTATTTCAAAGTCTTCAATTATAATTTTGTCGTTTTCTATAACTTGTTTCATATTAGAACAACCAATCTTCTTAACTGCCTTTGTTGTTCTAACTCCTAACTGTCCTTTAGTACCAGAGAACCCTCCACCCATAATCTGTCCAGCACGACCACGCATGTAACACATTACAATATTATCATATTCTAATTCAAAGTGTAGTGTGTCTGCTACTTGTTGTCCTATATCATTTACCTCTGTAAGAACATATGCGTGATTATATGCTCTTGCAACTTGATTAATTTTATTTGGAAACATTAATGGTTTAATTTCATTGTCTTTAAATACTGCAACAATTTTATATGGTACAGTTGTTACATCAAAACAAATGAAAGCACTAGAGTCATTCTTTGTTCCTCTTGCTACGTCAGCAGTAATAAAGTATGTGTGATCTTTTATTGGTCTTTCATATAAAGATAATCCAGCACTTTTTTCTATGGGTTCTTTGTATGACATTGTTCTAAGTTTAGACGCATTGATAAGAGTATTAGTACTTCCTAAAAATTCACATTCAAACTCTGAAGCGAATTGTTGTTCACTAGTGTTAGCAATAGTTTCTTTTTTCCACTTTTCATCACGACCAGGTATTTCTGTCCAATGCACCTCTATTGGTACGTAAGTATTTCTTTTATGAATTGCATCGTTCCATAACTTATAGAACATATTCATTCCCATTGGTGTAGATACAATAATAACTTTTGTTGATTGACCAGAAGATATTGTAGGATAAACTGAACTAAAGAATTGTTCGGCAACGGTAGATGGTACGAATGCAAACTCATCAAGGAATATAATATTAAATGAACTACCTCGAACTGCTGATGCTGATGTTGAAGCTGCAAGTATCTTACTTCCATTTTCTAATTCAAGAGAACCTTTGTTCCATGATAAAACACCTTGTTGTAACCACTTAGGCAAATTCTCATAACCAAGTTGTAGTCTACCTAATAAGTCTCTTGCAGTTGCAGCTTTATTGGCAAGAATTGCTATATTAACATTGGCATTAAACAATGCATAGTGTAATAGATACGATACCATGATTGTTGACTTACCAGACTGTCGTGGTAGTTTGCAAATTGTAAATCTGTTATTATGAAAAGTACCCAACATATCTTTTTGAAAATTGTACATCTTAAAAGGAATTAATCCTTTATCAAGTGATACAATCTTAATATAGCTTTCCACAAAATATTGTGGATCATCCATACACTTTTGATACTCTTGAAGTTGTTCCTTAGTCCATTCAATTTGCTGATTTGCTTTTTTGAGTAATGGATTACCTAAATAATGTTCGTCTTGTTTGTTCATTTCACAATCCTAGTTGGATTTCTTAAACTGGTTGTACATTTCTTTTTACAATAACTAGGACACTTATCAGTAGATAGGTTGTCGTAAAATGTTTGCCAGGTTTCACTATTAATAATATCTTCTACTTTGTTATGTCTTATATTTAGTTGTTCATTTTGTAATGATTTGTATTCGGGGTCATCAACTTGTTTATCATCTAACCAACAACATGGATACATTTGTCCTGTGGCTGCTAAGTAAGGTGATCTTTCTTGTGGGTCTTTTAAACACTTTGGTACAAATACTTTTTCCTCTTCTTCTTCTTTTACTATTTCAATTGTAGGTTTAAGTCTTTCGTTAACTCTTGATGTATGATGTATTTCAATTTCTATTCCATGATTGTCTGCTAATTTTTTTGCAAAATCAATCTTATCTTCATTATATTGAAATACTAGATATTGCCANACTACTTTAATATTCATATCTCTNGCTTTTAACATTACATCAAACAAATACTCACCNTCTTGATTTTCTCTGTATGCAAAACTTTGATATGGNAGTCCGTCTAAACCAAACTGCCATACTGCATTTGGATTTGATTTAAATGCTTTTTCATACCACNNCATAGGTCTATGTGATGCAGCTGTGTGTATNTGNACAAACTTATTTTGATCATAACACATCTTTAGAAATGTATGTAAATGTGGATTGAATATTGGGTCACCATAACTACCACAAAGATATATCTCATTGAAGTAATCTATAATTTTCTGAAAATCTTCTATGGCAGTATCACCACCAGGTATATCTTTAGGATGAGCAAAGTTTTGTCTAGCACACATAGAACATTTTAGTGTACACTTATTTGTAATATCTAAATCAACAAATTTATTTTTTAAACCATTATTTTTGTAATCAATCACAATTAACCCTTGACATTATATTTTTATTAGTGTATAATCACTTTGTGTTGCTTCAAGTACTAGTCTTTCTTCTTTAACATCTTCTGCAACTCAGCAGTTGATCCTACGAACAAAGCATTAGTTACATTCTTAGGTGCCTTGCCTGGCAGCTCTTTTAACTTTTTCATCTTCTCTTGTAGTTGTACTAATTTTTCAGTCACATCGGCAATATTTTTTATCATATTCCCAGCGACTTCATATGCTCTTGGATGATCTGATTCTTTTGCAAGCTCAAGTATTCCGTCAACAGCATCTTGTCCTTTGTCTATTAATGTATAAAAGTTTTGTCGTTGATATTCATAGTCAACATCAACATCATCCCCCTCTGGTATTGCAACAGGTGGAGCTTTTTCTTTTACAACCATTTCTTTAGGTTCTTGCATTACACCCAATGCATCTTCTATAATTTTATCTACATCTTCTTTCATATAAGTATTTATCCTTTAAAAATCTATCTTTGTTCTAGAACTATTTTTCTTCTTACTACAATATTCTTTGCAGTATTGACGAGGGTTTTCAAATTTAAAGAACTCTTTCCACTCATCAGAATTAATTATATTATTGACTTTCATATTTTTTAATTTAAATTTATCTTGTATCAATTCAGGTATTTGATCTTTGTAATAGTCACTCCAACAACATGGTAGTAAATGACCTGAAGTAGAATGTCCGTATCCTTTTCCATTTAAACATTGTGGTTCAAATTTCTTCTCTTCAACTTCTTCTTTTCCCCTTTGTGATTCTACAATAGAAAAAGATACACCTAATTCTTTTGCCATTGCACCTGCCGTCATTACATCTTCCTCATTGTAATCAAAAATAATATACTGCCAAATACATTTCATATTATATTCTTCTTTTGCCATTTTCATAACATCAAATAATTTTTGACCGTCTTGATTAATACGATACTTATGACTATCTTTAGGAAGACCATCTATTCCAAATACCCATGTGGCGTTTGGGTTTGCTTTAAAAGCATTCTGGTAAAAAGATATTGGTTTGTGTGTTGCAGCTGAATGAACATCAACACTTACATTTCTTTCGTATGTAAGTTTTAGAAAGTCTATAAATTTTGGATGAAAGATTGGATCAGATACTTGTCCACAAAACTCTATGTGTTTAAAATAATCACATATGTTTTCAAGCTCACCATATGTCATATCTCTACGAACATATGTGTGAGCTGAGTCTTGTCTTGTACAACCGGCGCATAATAAAGTACACCTATGTGTAATATCTAGATTAACATCTTTCATAATATAACAACGATTTTAAAAACTATTATGTGTTCTTATCTTCACCTGATTCTGTATCAAATGTTTTTGCGTCTTCAAAGAAACTTGTTGATTCATTAAATCCAAAATCATCATCATCAATATTTGATGCAGTTGAAGTTGATGGTGTTGGTGTAACAGTATATCTTTGTTCTCTCGCTGGAGCATTAACAGGCATATCTGTATATTGATCCACTTGAACTTGTTTGATAACTTTATCAGAAGTAACAGGACCATACAAGTAAAACTTACATGTAAAGTTTAGTGTATAGATAATTGCTCTTCTTTCGGTAAACTCGCCTCTATAATTATCTTCGTAATTAATAGAGTTAAGAATAATAGGTACATCCCTTTTAATTCCCATGTCTGCCATATCATTTATTGTAACTGTATAGTCAGGTTGGAAATAAGGAACTATCTGCTCAATAATTTGTAAAGCATCGTCTGATTGTTTTGCCATAGCATATAATTCAAAATCTAGATTATATGGTACAGGCATAAATTGAGTATCAACAGCTTTAGTAGTTGATCCTTTTGACTTCTTAAACTTTTGTACTCTGTTTAATTTTCTAGTTGGATCATAAGCTAAGTTTTGTATTTCAAATCCTAAACGTGGCAATGTAATTGCTACTTTAGAATCTAAGTTTGCATCTTGATCTAGTCTTTGTATAAACTTTTGTTGAGGGCCATACGCTAATGGCACTTTCATTTTTTGTATAATTTTTCCGTTGTTATCTTTACGAACTAAATTAACATTGTTAAATATTGTTCCGAATGTCACGACCATTCGTCTTATTGTTTCGTGATAAAATTGTTGTCCTAGCATTATTCTAATTCTCCAGCATCACCGAATGGGTTTCTTTCAGTAAAGTCTAATATTGTATCGTCTTCGTTTTCGAACAACTCATTTTGAGCTGTCGTATCAGTTGTACCATCACCTACTATATATGTTTCTTGTAATAGATAACTATCTATTCCACTATCGGCAGGATTTTCTAGAAGCATGCTTTCACCAACAGATGAATCATCGTCTTCCATAACTAACGTATCGTTGTCTTCCATTAATAACGAATCTGTGTATGTTGCGTTTGTAAAGAACTCAAGAGATACACTTTCGTTATATGTAGAAGTTGTCTCAAGAGTAAATTGGTGATCTAGACTATCGCCAGTTAATGCGTCTTCAATTGCATCAACGTCAGCAATACCTGTATCCAATACTTCGCTTGAGTATTCGAATTGTCTGCATCTTAATTTATAGACAGGATTATTATCTAGTTGATGAAATGGTTCATCATGGTCTACAAAAGATACTTCGAATAATTTTTTTAGAACAGGGTGAAAAACTAAGTCACCTTCTTTAGGTCTACTGTTATACAACCCTAAAGTTGCAGCTTCATTTCTTAAATATGCACTATCAAATGTAGCACTTTGTGTAGATGAAGATTTTAATGTACCTACTTCTAATAATAGTGATCCCTCTGTCGTATCAGTACCACTTTCTAAATCTAGTTGATGAGCAACGTCATCAAATCTTGTTCTTGATACAACAAAAGTAATTTCGTTTCTATTTTCTAAACCGAATTGTTGTATTAATTCTTTTTCGCCTTGATATCCACCCTCGGCATCTTCAACATACATTTCTATTGTTTGTTGTTTATTAAAAGATGATAAGGAGTCTTCGCCAAAAATATCGTCTTTAGCAGTTAAGGTTCTGTCAATGTAATTTACATCATGGCCGTGAATCTGTATCGCTTCTTTTACAAGATCAGCATATAGATTTTGTTCGCCAGTTGTAGCTGCGAAACCTGATGTCTTAAATGCACTATTGACTGCCATTTAATTATCCTTTGATTATCATATCGGGGTATTGCATATTTTCTATTATAGTTTCAATCCTTTGAATTTCTTCTTGAGCTTGTGAATATATTTGCTCACCGTTCATAGTAACACCACCAAGTAGTTGAACGTTTTGAAATTTGTTTAGATTGTTACCCCATTGTTTTTTAATTAATTCTACTGCGTATCTTTTTAAATGAATATTGTTAAAGATATCTGTATAAGTTGTTGGATCAAGTTTTCTATAACATTCAATTATGATAAAAGTATCAGCACTTACCTCGTCAAAATCCATGTCTAGATATAATCTACCTTGGTGCTCAGAGAAACGTATTGGTGTTTCGCCAACCAAAATGTGTGACAGATAATCTAAATGTTGCATTGTTTGTTCGTACTGAATCATTGAAGTAGATGAAAAATCATATAGATCATTTAACCTCATTTGATATTTAATATCAAACATATTACTTGTGGCTGCATTGTCAAAAGGAAAAATTCCTAATACAGAAATAATTGTACTTGGCATAGGAATATAATTTCTACCCTCTTCAAAAGAAGCGGTAACTGTATTATCTGCTATATCCGTTGCAGTTGTAGTATCATTTAATTTTGCTCTTGCCTTATCTGCTGCCGTAATCTTATATTTAAGATACATTTTTTCGACTTGATCAAAATGATAGTGTGAAAAATATTGTAATGCCTCGTCTATTCTATCGTCTATTTGATCGTCTGATACGTTAATATCGATTACGCCGAATCCCAGCGATCTAAGACAATAATCCTTGAACGTGCTCTTTGTAGTTGGTGTTGCCATTTAACTTCCTTTTTAAGTATTTATCTAAATCTTGTTTTGCCGTCCACCCTAATTTAGCTAGATCAGCGATATCTGCCGTATTATCATTCATTTCAGAAGAATGACCTTCTCGAATCGGAACATCAAATCCATATCTTTTGACTAAATTAGCAATTGATATTGATTTCCCTGTACCTACGTTATATATCAACTTATCTAAATCGTTAAAGTTAGGCATTGTTAAAAACATCCTAATTACTTCAACAACATCATCTACATGTACAAAATCTCTTTTATGATTAGTAGAGTACTCTAATTTACCCTTTAACATTTTGGGTATTAACATAGTATCTCTAGCACCATCACCATACACATTTGAAAATCTTAATCCTATTGATTTACCAAAGGCATTTGCCATATCTTCCATTACTTTTTTAGAAGTACCATAAGGTGACTTCCACCATTCTTTAACACAAGAAGAAGAAGCATAAATTATAGGCGTTTTACATTTTGCAGCTATTTTAAAAATATTAGAAGAATAATCTACGTTATTCTTATACCACTTATTTGGGTTTTTAATACTTTCTCTAACATCAGCAAACGCAGCTAAATGAACTATCTTATCGACAGCTTTAATATGTTTCTCATTCAAATCTTTAATATTATAGTTATCTAATAAATCATATCCTAAAACAGTATGCCCGTCTGAAACAAGCTTTGTTTTTAAATGTGATCCAATAAATCCCTTATCACCCGTAATCAAAATAATCATTGACAATCCTTACTAAATAATGTATAGTTATACTATATTTATAATACATTATTGGAGCGAGAATGTCAAGGGTTATTTACAGTTTATATATTGATGTACCAGAGAGTGAATTAGACTTTTTTGATGAAAAGATAATAAAAAAAGATCAATTACCAACTAATATCAATACAAAAAATGAATTAAAAACACATTACAAAAGACTTGTAGAGTGTAAAGAAGCATACGCAAGATCAATTGGGTGTGACTTTAAAATGATTGAATATGATAACGACTATAAAGAGTTTTATTCTTACTATAAAAAAAACTATCCATTTATCACAACATATAATATTATAAATGAATATAAGATAATGCTCTTATATAAAATGGCCGAAGAATATGATGAAATATTATATCTTGACTTCGATACTATTCCTATGACCAACAAATCATTCTTTGATATTTGGGATTTAAATAACGGTATTGCTATAATGTCTAACAATAAAGAAATACGACAAAGTGGTCAAGGTCTTCATGATATTGTTGGAACTATTAGATCACCATCAGCAAAATATTTTAATACTATGGCAATGTTGGAAGAAACAGATTATATTCCTCAATGTGATGTTGTTAATACAGGTATAGTTGGTGCAACTAAAGAACATTTACAAAGATTAAATTTCTTTGATGATATGGATACTACTTATAGTATAATGGAATATTTACAAAGTGAAGAATATAAATCTGAATCAATGTATCCTAGAAATATAACAGATACTTTTGGATATGATAATGAAACTATATTCTCATATAAACTTGTATCGAATGAGGTACCTGTTCAATGGTTAGATAGAAAGTGGCATTATTTTTATGACTCCGAATTACACATTCCTCAAGAAACAAAAATAGTCCATGCGATTAATAAAAAGTTTGACTATGTATGGAGAGCTTATGACAAAAGTATGGCATCACAGTAACGAAAAAAAACGTTTAATCTTTTCTATCTTTACAAAGATAACTGACACTACAAAGAAAAGAACTGACAATCAAAAACAATTTGAAATATATTATAAAGATTTGCTAAGAGGATTAGCAGATTATGCTAAGACTTGTAATGCTGATTATATATTACTATCACCAGAAGTAACTGACTATGATAATTTAAATGTATATAAGATTCAACAATGGGAAAAATTATTAAATGAATACGACAATGTAATGTATCTTGACTTTGATATTATTCCTAACACCACAAGAAATATATTTGAAGAATTTGATTTTAATAAAGTTGTAACAAGATTACTACCAGTAAATGATTATCTGAAACAAACAGGATTTAAAGCACCAGGCGAAAGTTTTACTGACTTTTATGAAAGAACTAAACTAAAAGAATACCAAGAACAAAAAAAAGAATTAGATCAATATCATTGGTTGATTAAAGGTCAACAAAAGAAAGATATGTTTAAAGCAGACAGCGCTATTGGATGTAAAGATGTAATCGCAAATACAGGAACGTTTGGTGGTAATAGAAATGCAAGAGACACATTAAAGTTTTCTGAAAGATTAGATCATTGTAAAAAACTAATTGATAGTATCAAACATTTAGATGATAGATACTTTTATAATAATGAAATTATTGTTTCGTTTATGTTAGATAGATATAATATACCAACGATTGATCTTCCACCACATTGGCATGAGTTAGTATTGAAAGATACACCAATGATTAAGTTAAGATACTCTTATCTTATTCATGTAATTACTAAAGATTTTAAGGGAGTCTATAAAGTATTAAACAGGGATTTCAGTTAAAGATTTCATTTCCATAAGAACTTCTAATACTTCTATTGGAGATTTTGCTTTTCTTAATCTAGCTTTTTGTTCTCTATCATTACTATTCTTAATTAAATCTAATTCAAATGCAGCTAATTTAATAATAAACAAATCTTCTTTTGATTTTTCACTATCAAATTCATTAAACAATAATGCTAGTGTTTGTCCAAAAAACTTAGTATCAATTTTTGATGAACCTGAATCATTATCGTAATATGCAATAGGGTCTATTACTAGACCTTGCTCTTTTGCAGTCCTAATAGCAAACTCTTTAAATATTTTTTCATGATTTTTTACTTTCTTATATGTTGTTTCGTGAATATCGTCTAGAGTAGTTATTTCAAATATTCTTTTAAGATATGGATGTTCTCCACCATCACTTGTGGTGTCTTCCATATTAGCAATGAAATGATCTAATTCGCCATTCTTTAAGTCAGTACGGTCGGG